AAATACTAGCATATTATGATCGTAGACTTTCAAAAGATTCCGTTAGACAAGATTGTGCGCTTTGGACAGAGGACCATGCTAGACCAACCACTTTTTTCTGTGAGTTGGATCTTGGGCAGATTCTGTAACTACAACTGTTCCTACTGTTGGCCCTATGCTCACAGTGATAGGATGGATTACCAATCATTTGAGGTTTACACCAACGTAATAGACAAAATCAAAAAACAAGCTCGCCAAAATGGCTTCAACGAATTTCATTGGAGCTTCAGCGGAGGGGAACCTACTGCTTACAAACAATTAACAAATTTGGTCAAACACCTGGACGAAACTGAAAGCACATATCAAAGCATACATATGACCACTAACTTAAGTCCAGGCTCAAAATGGTGGAATACTTGGTGCGCTAATACAGCATTGTTACAACGTAGAAGTATCACGGCCAGCTTTCACGACGAGTTTGCCAATGAGCAAGAGTTTGGCGATAAATGTTTACAATTACAGTATGAATTAGTACACGTAACTGTTAATCAAGTTATGGTTCCGGAAAAGTTTTTTGATTTATACGAACGTATGGCTCGACTGCATGCTCGAGGAATCAATGTAACACTTAAACCGCAAAGCGATCCTACTGCTAGTCGAGTGGTAGATGGGTATACGGAAGAAATGATTAGACTATTACAAACTGGGTTCCCTCAGACATCACAAGGTGAAGAAGTTTATCAAATTGCACTTTATGATCACACAGGACAAGAATATCTATTTGATCAAGCAGAACGTTTCAATGCGTTTGGGTTTAATAAATTTACCAATTGGACTTGTAATGCTGGCTATCAAAGTGTTATAATCAGAGGTAATGAAGTTAAACGAAGTTACAGTTGTAACGACGTGCCGCTAGGTACGCTAGATAGTTTTGAATTATTCAAGGAACCTAAGCTCTGTACTACAGCCACTTGTGTAAGTAGTGCAGATAGCAAAATACCAAAATGTATAAGTTAGAAGACATTAAAGATATACACTTAGAGATTACAAGCAAGTGCCAAGCACGGTGTCCAATGTGCCCACGGCGTATCAACGGCGGTGTAGTAAATCCGTTAATCACTCTAGATGAGATTGATTTAGAAAAATTCCAATCCTGGTTTTCAAAATCGTTTATACAACAGTTAGACAGTTTGTTCATGTGCGGTAATTTAGGTGATCCTGTTATTGCCAAAGAGTGTTTAGAAATATTTCAATATCTTAGAAAAGTGAACCCTTCATTACAATTATCAATGCATACAAACGGTAGCGCAAGAGATAAAGAATGGTGGCAACGATTAGCACAAGCTGATGTACGAACTGTGTTTGGTATAGACGGACTAGCAGATACACATTCTTTGTATCGTATTAACACCGACTTTAATAAGATAATTGACAATGCCACTGCGTTTGTACAAGCAGGCGGATACGCTGAGTGGCACATGTTAGTGTTCAAACACAATGAACACCAAATTGAAGAATGTAAAAAAATAAGTAAAACTATCGGCTTTAGGCAATTTCAAATCAAATATACCACTAGGTTTGAAAAGGGTAAGTTCAATGTACTCGACGATGTAGGAAAAACTACACACATCTTATACCCTACTCAAAAGAGTAAAGATATGATGAGTAAGGTGACTGGTTACATCACTGATGTTAAACCAGTGATAAAATGCAAAGCGCAAAAGAATAAGAATTTTTATGTGTCGTCCTGCGGGAAGATTAGCCCGTGCTGTTGGCTAGACTTTGATTGGATCTTACCTAAACAAGATACACGAATTGACTACATGGACAAGATCGGTGTGTTACCCGATTTAAATAGCCACTCTCTAAGTGAGATTTTTTACAGTGGCTATTTTGATAAGATAGCAGAAACTTGGAACAATGATCCGCTAATGGAATGTTCTAAGCAATGCGGCAATTTTGATAAACTAGGATCTCAGTTTGAAAATTGATCTAGAACATTTACATTACTGGATGCAGGCTATACGTCAAAGTCCAGATCCCATGCGAACCATGGATGCATTTTGGAGCGGCCAATTTCATAGTAAAGAATGGTTGATTACAAATTTGCAGAAGCATGTGAATAAATTTGTCACTGTAGACATCTACGGAGGCTGGGTTGGGGTGTTAGCCAGTATGTTATTCCAGAGTGACGTGCCTGTTATCAGTATTCGTAGCATTGACATAGATCCCCAATGTGAACCTATTGCTGTTAATATCAATAAGATTGAAGAGATGGTTGGAAAGTTTCGTGCAGTTACCGCAGATATGTGTAGTATCCGCAGTGATGCAGATGTTATTATTAACACCAGTTGCGAACATATCACGCAAGATCAATACGACTTATGGTTATCAGGAATGCCTCATGACAGTTTATTTGTTTTACAGAGTAATAATTATAGTATTTCAGAACATGTTCGCACCGCACAGTCATTAGAAGAATTTAAAACACAATGCGGCATTAATATCACATGGGCTGAATCATTAGAACTTCCGTTGTATACACGGTATATGATCATAGGCAAAAAATAGTGTACACCTTAACAGATGAGAACAGTGCATTTAGAAGTTACGAAAGCACATGGACACGAAGTCCGCTTGAAAATCGTTCGAAACAGTATGGCGAAATAAACCGATCCAATGAACAATTACATTGAGAGTGTATGAGAAATAAGATAAAACAGTGGCAAGACAAAATTGAAGTAGTATCAGGAAGCAAGACTTTCTGTGTGTTGCCATGGATACACTTTGCCACACGGCCTAACGGCGACATGCGATTATGCTGTTCTGCCAATGCCAGCGGCGCAGGCGAAAATCATACAGTGGGCCTGGTAAAAAACGAACGGGGTCAGCCAGCAAACTTTGGCCGTGAAACTCCTATGAGTGCCTGGAACAACGAGTATATGAAAGATGTGCGATTAACAATGCTAGAAGGAAAGATTCCAGCTAGCTGCAGCAAGTGCATTGCTGAAGAGTCACGCGGTGTTGCCAGCAAACGCATTTGGGAAACGGGTTCGTGGATAGAAGATGGGATTGACGTTGAAGAGCTTATCAAGCAAACAGAAGAAGATGGGACTGTTCCTGAACGTCTTGTTTATTTAGATTTACGCTTAGGTCATACATGTAACCTCAAGTGTATTATGTGTAGTCCTCATGACAGTAGCCAGTGGGCAGCGGATCATAAAAAGATATATCCATTATTTCAGGCAAAAGAACTTAAAGAACAAATGTCTTGGAATCGGAAAGATTTCAATAACTTCTGGCATGAGAATCCAGATTTCTGGAAAGAGATGTACGCACAGATTCCTAATCTCAAGCAAGTTTATTTTGCAGGCGGTGAACCGTTAATGATTCGCGAGCACAGATGGTTCCTTGAAGAAATTATTCGTCAAGGATATGCAGACAAAATACTCATACGTTATAATACAAATGGATTATTGATTGATGACGAAATTATTGAACTGTGGAAAAAATTCAAAAAAGTCAAGGTTGGTTTCAGCATAGACGCTGTCGATGAGCGCAATTATTATATACGATATCCTAGTGACTGGAGCACTATAGTTCGTAATCTCCACAGATTAGATAGCACTCCTGACAACATCCAGGTAAGCATTGCCACAGCTATACAGATATTAAACATCAAGCATCTTGCAGAGTTTGCTAAATGGAAGATTCAACAGAACTTTAAGAAAATAAATTTAGAAAACACCGTTGGAGGAATACAAGCAGGTGGTGGTATCTTTAACATGCATTTGTTATACATTCCAACGTTCTTAAGCATTCGGTTACTGCCCTCTGAAGATAAGGCAGAAGTGCGGAGAAGTTTTGCAGAACTCGCTGACTGGTTGTATTCTAACTACAGACAAGACGAAGACTTCTGGAAGCATAATCCCTACGGATGGAACCGTTGGCAGGCAGTACTAGACTTCATGGACGCTGAAGACCATACTGCACAGTTGCCTGCTTTTGTTGAGTATATTGAAAAGATGGAGGCTATCCGAGGAACAGATTTTCAAGCTACTTTTCCTGAATTAGCTCACCTAAGTAAACAAACATGCTAACACAAGTTATCGAAGGTAGGCCCTCTGAAATTCTTACTATAGAACTAATGCTAGGAAATCTATGTAACTACAAATGTTCCTATTGTTTTCCTGGTAGTAACGAGGGTGATCATCCTTGGGCTGACACTGATACTCTTATTAAGAATATTACCCATCTATTTGAAACGTATAAACAACATGGCAAGCATAAGTTTGAGTTATACTTATTAGGAGGCGAGCCAACATTATGGAAAGACTTGCCTAAATTTTGCTCGTTTTTAAAAAATAATTATGACGTAGTTATAAGATTATCTACCAACGGATACAAGAAAGCAGAATGGTGGAAATCAAATTCTAAATTGTTTGATGCTGTCGAAATATCAGTTCATCACGAATATGCAAATGCCGATCATATAGTAAGTATATGCGATACTTTATACAACGAAAAAACAAATCTAGTCGCTAATGTGTTAATGGATCCTGTTTTTTTTGATAAGTGTATTTTAATTTTAGAACATATTAAGTCTAGTAAAAAAAGATGGCCCATAGTAGCTAAATGGGTACACTTCAATGGTAAGTCAAAATACACAAAACAACAAGCAGAGTATTTAGAAAAACCATTAAAGCGTTGGCCGAATTTGCTTTGGTGGTTTACACTCAAATATCATGCCCGTTATAGAACATGGGTCATTGAAGATCATAAGAAAAAAGAAGTTGCAGATAACTACTTGACTTTACAAGGCAAGAATTATTTTAAAGGCTGGAATTGTAATCTCGGAGTCGACCATTTACACATATCAATGACAGGCCGTATATCGGGTAACTGCGGACAACTGTTGTATGGTAAAACTTTTTATTATAATTTATATCAGAATAGCTTTGCTCAAAACTTTAATCCTACTATAAATTCTGTGATATGTACAAAGGATATATGTAGTTGCGGTTTTGAAACAAATATTAGTAAAGTTATACCGATAAAGGTAATTGACTAACATCATGCCATAACTGTTTAAAGTCATTTATATTCCTTGCCTTAGGAACACACATGCCACAACCGCATCTTTGATTAGGACATACAATAGGTGCTATTGTTGTTTGTGATAGCATAGCACTTACATTATCGAGTATCAACTGTGTATTAGACAAAGTTCCGATTGGTCCTTTACCAGTATGCGTGGCCTGACAAGTTTGATGATGAAATATATCTCCGCCGTGTTGGTCTATGTGCAAGAAATACCAATTCACAGTGCAGTACCAATCTTTAAACCAATTATCAACTAGTTTGACTTCCTGCCATTCGCCATTGACTTTCCCCTGTGTGCATCGTCCGCCACAGCATGCTCTGCCTAGATTAGTGCCTTCAGATGATGCGTTTGCTTTATATGACTGTCCCATCCAGGCATAAAACCAGTCTTGTTGTTCTTCAGTATACTCGTGGCTTGTGCGTCTGTTAGTGCCGTCTGCATCTACGAACCAACCTTTACGTGTCTGAACTCCATCGCCAATAGGAACAGGATTTACCTTGATTCCTTTTTCTTTCAACATGTCGCATATCAATATCGCCTGCTCAAAATGTTCGCAGTGTAACATCACATTGACTTGTAAGCTCATGCCTTTTGAATGTAGTTCAAGAATATTTTCAATTGTACGTTCGTTAAGAGAATCTTCAGCATGCCAACTAACAGTAGCATGAGAAAAATTATCTAATATCCGTTGGGTAAATTTAGAACCCCAGGTGCCGTTGGTAGTGAGACCTAATCTAAATTTCTTTGTTTTTTTAATATAATCGAGTAATGGCCAAAAGTTAGGATTAATTGTAGGTTCCCCACCAGTGAAATCTATATTAGTCATGGTCTGATCAACACGTTTGCTATTATATAAATCTGCATATTGATTTACAAAATCAAATGTTTTCTTTAATTCTTCTAATTCAGGTAATTTGCTGTAATTGTCATGCCTAGTACTTTCACAGTAGGTGCAATCTAAATTGCATCTTCGGACGATATCCCAAGTGACCATTAATGGTTCGGGTCGCATAAGTTTAATTGCAGTGGTTTGTATCATATTTGGTTAATGGTATATCTGCTGCACAGGTACAGAAATCACGATCGCAGGTAATTGGAGCAGTCGGGGCAACAAACGTACTGGTATAGATGTTGCCGATACTGCCTCCTACTCGACAGGTAGCACGGTAAACTTCTCCGTCCCAGTTAATCATTAGGCTTTCGAGGCCGGCATTACAAGACCACCCGTTAAATTGATTTAGATTATTTTTGATAATATCGTTGGCGTGAATGATCTTTTCTTCATCGACCCTACAATTAGGTTTTGCAGTGGCGTCATGTTTTAAAATCCATTCAAGATCATTTCCGTCATATTTGAGATCATCAAATACATTATGGTCACCTTCGGTCCAGCGTATTCTACGGATAGCATATTTGATACCAATTTCATCAAACTTTTTCACAACTAGTTTTACGTGATGAACATATTTGTGATGAGCCATGATATTAACAAAGAAATCTCTTTCTGTGCTGTTGTAGAATTTCAAAATAGTATCAAACACTCGATTCCAATCTTGCTCAAAGTGTAGACTAAAAACAAGATGATTAAAAAATATCTCGTTATCCAAATACCATCGATAACCTCTGGTTCCGTTTGTAGTTAAGTTGACCCAGAATATATCTTTACGTTTAAAATACTCGAGAAGGGCTTCAATATCAGGATGAACACAGGGCTCTCCGCCTGTTAGACTGATGCGCAAAGGCTTACCTAGCTCGCATAGTTTGTCTACAGTTGCTTCTAGAATATTGATATCTGTATGTGGACTAAAATTGTCGTGTATGATAGATGGGCAATAGCTACAATCGTAGTTACAGCGTTTACCTAAGTTCCATTCTACTTTAAGTTGATCTTGATGCGGCCATACTGAAGTTATTTTATACATATGGTGTAAACTCTGGAATAACCCGTAGCAAGTTTTGTCCCCGTGTACTATCGAGGTTCCTATTAAATTCTACAAAGTCCGGCCATAAATTATTCATATCCTTGGCCTGAAGGTAATTGATATTATCTTGTATTTGTTGATGTGTGACTTTTCCTAGTAACGGATTCTTTTTAATCGCATCCCATGTATCTACTTGTGATTTTACTGCTAGTAATTTTGTAATAGCTAGGGCCTTTAAATCGTTAGGCAATACCTGTGCTGACAAGCAGTTGGGGTAACTTACGCGATGACTGTAAAAAACAATGCCCATAGTGTTAATAAAATAATCAATACATTCTGCGGCTTGCAGTATGTTACCAGCCTGGGCTGTAAATGCTCCAACAACTCTACTAACATTTGGTATCTTTTGTATTTCTCTAATGTTAGCCTCCACTTGACCAAAATCACCGTTGCCGCGAATGTAATTGTAAACATCATGGATGCCGTCAATGCTGACATTAACGGCAACACTTCTAAAATGTGGCCAATAGTCATGTATAGTCCTTCCTTGGCTAATACCAAGTGTTGTGCCATTAGTGGCATACTTGATTTCAATGTTCTTTCCATAAGGTTTTAACATATCAAGTATCTTGTAATGCTGTGGATCCATTAAGGGTTCTCCTCCAGCAAACTCCACACGTTTAAAATGCGGTATTAGTTTTTCAAAACTGTTCCACCAATTATCTGCGTCATCAAACGGACCTATATATTGGCCTGGTTTCTTTACCAGTCTTTCTACAGTCGGCACAAGATAGTTATTTTCTTTTTTATAAAAAGGAACAACCTTGTTCCAATCTTGCCAACTAGTGCTGTCAAGCGGATTGCACATGCGACATTTTAAATTACACAGATTATTAAGTTTGATTTCCATAGTAGGAAATCTAAAAGGCATTGTCATTTCCGGATGCAGATCTTTCAACGGTGATGAATATAGATTAATACGCGACTCTGGAATTACACCATTTATATGACGCTGGCGCAGACTTTCGACTCCTTGATCTTCTAAATCAAAACAAGGTTTACATTCAGCAGGTCTTTCACCGGAAAGCACCTGACCACGTATCCTGCGCATAGTATCGTTATTCCAGATAGTCTCTAGAGAGTTTTTTTGTATCCAACCGATAGGTTGGCTACGACAGCATACTTTCACAGCGCCATCTTCTCGAGTTGCTAACCCTGTAAAAGGGTGCAGACAGAATGTTTTACTGTTGTTTGATAATATCATATAATTGTTGAGCGGTCGCTACGTTTGATTTTATACCGGGATGCCCATCAGGAACTTTATCAATTTTATAAAATCCATGTGTATATAAATTGTTTATTTTAATTTCATTTATTCGATGGGTCTCAATTTCTGTTATATCTTGTGGATAATGAATATATTTTAATTTTCTTGATGTTAAAAATAAATCAGCATGATGTATGCACATCCAAGTTTTTATTATATAGTCTTTGATGTTTACTTTTTCTTCCCATGATTTATTTGTTTCTTTTTTCCAAAATCCTAATCTAGTTCTCATAAATGTAATCGGTGTCCATTTATCAAACACTATATCTCTGACAGGATGGGTCCACATAATAATTACAGTATCGTCTTCTTTAAAATCAAATGTTAAAATATTATACAATATTTCGGTGTTACTAGATCCAGGGTACCCCATATTAACTAATTCTAATCCCAAGTTTTGACTTAGTAGGGACGCCCATCCTAGCTTACTTGGAGAAGATGGTTGATCGATAATTGGTATTCTTTTAACATCTGGCAACCCTTCCCCATATGTGTAGGAACAACCAAAAGTTATTAATCTACTCATATGATATCTTCTGTTAGGAGTCGCATACAAAAAATGTTTTACTTTGATTGTTCAATTGCCCATTCTCTTTCTTTGCACCAAAAACATTTTCCACACACAGGAACATATTGTCCTGGGGTATATGTGGTATAATCTATATCTTTAAATTCGCCTTCGCAACTACGAGTCAAATTTAACAAGTCTTTAATATCGTGCTCGTAGTATTGTTTGATGATCCAATCTTTCTTAGTATACACGAACGGATGACAAATATCAATACCATTGTGTATAAAGTGAGGAAGTATATGTCCAACATCTCGATCGGCCAATGAGCCTTCTATCTTGATGTCTGGATTTTTATTAATTCCGCCATATACTGCATTTAATTTATGTTTGTGTGCAATATATTCGTTATGTGATCGTAGTATGATTTGATTACCACTTTTTAGTTTGCCATACTCATCTACAATAGTTGGACCTTTGTCACTCCATTCTAATTCTGACGGTATTAAATTTCTATGCAGGTAAAAGTTGTTTTTAAAACGTGATTTAAACCAATCGATAACATTATCAGCCACATGCTCTTGCCATGGCCGCGTTTTCCAAAGTCTAATTTGATTTGTAAAGTGTATATCTGCATTGGTATTTGAACATATTAAATATGCAAGTAATGCGCTATCGGCGCCACCGCTTATACTAATGCCAATTCTTTCCCAATTATGTTTTAAATACAGTTCCATGATATATTTAAGCTAGATATAGTAGCACATAAATATTTCATGATTACTAAACAACTGTGGCAATGTCCGCCTGGGCTAATTGACCAAGCACTTAAAGAATTTCCTATTGTAGAAACTACAGTGCTTAATGAGCCAACAGGCAACTTCTTCTACGATAAATGGAAGATCAAAGACTTTTTTAAAGACACAGTTTGGCAACAAGTGTTAGATACCTTACCTTATACTATTGGACAAGCTCGCATCATTAAAATAGATCCGGGAGAAAGTTATATGGCTCATGCTGATATAGACAATCGCTGGCATTTAAATTTGACAGGCGAACAATCATATCTGATTGATTTAGATAATAAATTTATGCACGAATGCGTAAGAGATCATCACTGGGCATATATGGATGCTAGCAGATTACATGCGGCAACTAACTACGGATCGATTCCTCGACTACAACTGGTAATCCGCGAACTATTAGTAAGCAGTAGTAATACTAACATGATCAGTATTACAATTGCCCCTGCATATACGCAAAGCGATTTTAGATACAAGTTTGACAATGTATTAAGTCCTTTTTTAAATCGTGTAAATCAAACAGGTAAACTTGCAAACTTTAATCACAATCTCAGCAGTTCAAATTTCAAACTGGCAACAGATATGTTAGACGAATTTAAAGAGTTGATTACTCAAGATTTTCAAGTTACTTATGATTAGCACAAGCAACTGGCAACCATTTTTTAAATACGGTGACAACGGAGATCTATCCCTAGCACAACAAACTTATGAGCCGTTAATTAGTCCGGATCGTACAATGTTCTGTGCTAACTACGATTGGCAAAACAAATACCAACGCACATATGAAGACAGAGAATTGTACACTGCTGAAGTATGTGACTGGTTCTTTCAAAACGAATTATATCATTTAACAAAGTTTAAAGGGAAGTCTTATGCGCCTAACATTGTTGACATTGACTATATAAACAAAAAGATATTTTTTGAATGGAACGGATATACGTTTAATGAAATGCTACACCATGGCGAATCTGTAGAGTGGGAGGATCAATTAAAATATATAATGCTAGACTTACATAAAGAAGGCATATATAAACTTACCATGTATCCGCATTGTCATTTTTTAGATACCAACGGAGTTATGAAGACTATTGACTGGTATGGATGTGTTGCTGTACGTCATCCGTTTATACAGGACAAGTACATGAATGCCATAGTTCATGAAACTGCTAGATTTAGATTAGACGAAACAGGCGGCCCTATTAATAATCTTTTAAATTTAGAAACTATGTTCAAACGTAGTTTAAGTACACACGTACTATGGCGTGATAAAAATATGTATTACATTTACAAGGAAATATTTACTAATGAGTGATAAAAAAATGAACATTGGATTTTATGGGCATAGTATGGCCCAAGGAGCACGTCAACAGGAATTTTCTTATATTACAAAGATAAGAGATCACTTTGATGCTAATATAGTCAACTATGGCGTTGCACAAGGATCCGAAGAACGTGTTCTCTTTGATTTAAAGAAAACAAAAAAATTAGATCTAGCTATTATTTTACATTCTGCTCCTGATTACTATTTTGTGCCTTCCCAAGGTAGAGATTTTTGTACTTTAGATAGAGATAATCTAATAGAAAAGGTACCGAGTGGCAGAGCCAAAGAATGGTTCAAATTAAATGGGTTTGAATATGTTCCAGAAGAAATGTGTGATTTCTGGGAGAAAATTCCTAACATGGCAGCCTATGAAGTTTTAAAATTTTTTGATATAGCACCAGATTTTTGGGAAGAAACTGTAGCCGACCACAATACTAATAGTGCTAAAGCAAAGAACAAAAATGCATTCGATGAATGGGCTAACGGCAATCCGGAAGCAGTGAGAACGCTAATGAAAGAAAACAAAAAACTTTCACATGAAGTAGAAAGATTTTTAGGTTTATTCGATGCACTTGAAATGATGAAGAAATATCTTAATCACCATGATCTACAAATGAATAGATATTACGGGGCATTAATACAAATAGATCAATATCTAAAATTTAAAAACATACCAGTCGTGCATTGTTTGGGAAAAGACTATTGGTATCCAAAATGGTTTAAATTTGAAACAGGAGTATGTGATAGTGAAATTTATAAACTACGGCATGAAGTTACAGGTTATTATGCCTATGCAGTAGATTCTGAAAATACTATGAACGAAGAAGGCAATCAAATAGCGTTTGATATGATCATGCCATTAATAAAAAAGGCTATGCAAAAAGTTGGTAAGTAATTGTAACGGGCGCAGGAGTTCTGAAAGATGATTCCGGCACAGGGAGGGTTGGCAGAGTGGTTTATTGCACCGTGTCTTATACGGCAAACGTGAAAAACGTTTCGGAGGTATAAATCCTCCACCTCCCGCCAATAAAGGATATAGAATGGCAAAGTTAGTTGCAAGCACCATAGGTAAAATTGACTGGGACTCTATAGTTCAAATATGCAGAGATTCTACTGACGGAGACTTTAATTCTGTAGGTACAGTCGTTGACCGTTCAGAATCTAGCTGGACTGAAAATCCTGAGTTATTAGGATCATACCGAGATGTAATAAAAATATGGCAAGATGCAAAATATAATCTGTCATTGATAGAATGGTATGATTATTATCCAGGAAAACATTTTGATATTGAAGTACAAAACAAATTTGCTGACATAGTCAATGCTGATCCACGCCGTGTGTTTGTTAGTGAACTCTGGCCAGGTAGATGTGTTCCTAAACACTGGGATGTTGAAGACCAAGAAAAGGAGTGGTTATCTGAAGGTGAATTAAAACGATGGGTGGTATTTATAGATAAACCTCAATTTGGTCATGTATTCTTATTTGATAATCAAGATGCATTTTATAATATACCACAACATCAAGTATGGGAGTGGGATCACTATAGAAACTGGCATGCCGGTACAAACTGCGGATCAGAACCGTATTACTTGTTTCATTTTTTAGGAAAGCCAAGATGATTGAATATATCAGTAATTGTTCGGCACAAATTGATTGGGATGAAATTATTCAACAATGTGCAAACACACAACCTGAATATATTGGTCCTAAACATAAGAAAGGTGATACGATTCCGGGATTAGATGAAGTTGTAAATCTATGGGAGCATGCAGGATATACGAATGTAACTGATGGCGGAACTGTAAGTTGGGGAATGTATATGCCAGGTAAGCAGTTTGACGAACGCAGTGTTCAAACATTCTGTGACATATTTGGAATTGATAACTACCACACTGCCTGGATAAGCAAGATTGATGTAGGATGTTTTGCTCCTATACACTGGGACGTTAATGACCACGAAGAAGAACTTGCAAAGTTACCACCTAAGGTTAGGTACCACTGCCATATAGGAAAGCCAAAGTTTGGACATGTCTTTATAGTAGAGAATCAATGCTTTTATAATAAAGCACAGGGTGATACATTTAGATGGCAAGACAGACGGTACTGGCATGCTGGTTCAAACTGCGGATTAGAACCTAAATATATTTTTAACTTATGGTAACTATGAAAGTTTGTATTACAGGAACAACACGCGGCATTGGTAATGTATTATCTAAACACTTTCAAAAATCAGGGTGGAAGGTTGTAGAGCTCAATCGCGGAGATGAAATTATAAAGTCGGGTGTAGGTTGTGATTTGTTTATTAACAACGCTTACATTAATGGACACCAGATAGATATCTTCAACCAACTGTACGCTAGCGTTGCTAAGATGGTTGTAATGGGTAGCATTGCTTCTGATTATCCAGATCCTAATATGCTAGGTTATAGTCAACACAAGAAAGAACTAAAAGAACGTGTTCTAGAAGTCGCCAATAGCTCTATGAATAAAGCAGATATCTTGTTATTACAATTAACAGGCGACAGTTATAACGACTATAATCTTATAATCCGCACCATAGATTTTTGGTTAGAGTATCCTAAGATAACATGTGTATCATTTATACCGGGGAAGTCAAACTAATGGAAAAGAAAAAAATTATTATTACGGGGCATACTAATGGCATTGGCAAATCTATATACAATACTTTTAAAGAAGGTAGTTGTAGGGAAATTCTAGGCATGAGTCGTAGCAACGGATACGATATAGATAAAGACTTTAACAAAATTGTAGAAGAAGCCACCGGAGCTGAAATCTTTATCAACAATGCGTATAGAGATGGACAGCAATTAAAATTATTACAGGCTCTTAAAAATAAAGTTGATATGATGGTAGTAATGGGTAGCGTCAGTAGGTTCTATCCTGAGATTATCCCAACACAATATGTTTATGATAAACAAGCATTGGCAGAAGAATGTAGAAAAATTAGTCTTGATCCAACTGGCATACCGTTGTTACATTTGGACTTAAGTTTTATTGAAGGAACAACTGTTGATGAAAATATCCCCACTGCTTTTGTAAGCGACTTCAATATCACACATAAAGAGATATTAGAAACTATCGTATTTTGGACACAGCATCCTAATATAAGACAGGTCGAGTTTACATGGAAGTTGACTCCTCATGTAATGAACGAGTTAAAGCGGGTCAATCCTAACTTAGACCCAACGAGAATTACAATTTAAGTTTTCTAGAAATTGATGTGGGTTTAACTTCCACACAGTTTGATTAGTTCCTCTATAGTGCATCTCTTTTACTTTTGTAAATTCTCCTTGACGTTCTAACAATGGAAAGTAAATATTATGCACTTTGCGTTGGCTTCCGCCGTCTAGTTGATTGCTGGTAGCATACATGTTGCTGTTAATGCCACACCATTCAATCATTTTAGGAACATAAAACTGACAAGTGGTATTTTGATGTTGCTGAATATAACGACGCCCCGTTCCTAGTCCTTTGCCGTTGTTTGGGACAACACCATCTAATACACAGGTTCGTGTTAGTATCCTATATGCATTAGAGCCCATTTCTGGAAATGTATGTGCTGCCACACTGCCTATAGCTTTGTTGTCTTTGTAAAGTATCCAGACTTGGGCACGGTCTTCGTTACGGAAACAATCGACCATAACTTGTTGACTGGCATTATTAATGTGGCCTCTACGTGCTGCCTCTGAATAAAACGCTGTCAAGTCTAACTCTCTATGCCACTCTACTATCTCATACATAAATTTGTTTTGCCTTTTCCATGACATCTTCATTAAAGTTATTCTTAAAACTATCAAATGCAAGTAATTGTAAATCTCTAAACGACTGCGGAACGTCTAGTTGCATTCCTGCTGCTGCTAGCTTTGGAATTAAATCTGCTTGTCTATCAGTACTAATATGGCTTAACACATCGTTGATGCTGATTTCCTTATCACGATCTGAATATGTAAAAAAATAATTCATACTTTTTAATTTTCCATCTACTACAAAATAACTAGATGGATGGAGACTATATTTGTACAAGCCCAGCTTCTTGTGCGCCTTAAAGATTTCAAGAATCTGTAGATCCCAATCCGGAACAATGTTGCTGTAATCAGTACCGACACACCCTGCAAGCTCCCACATGTCA